AGAGGGCAAGTGGGATGCGTATTGGCAGAAGAGGCAGGAGGGGAAGGCAGAGGGGTTAGACACAGAGCAGGCGCACTCGAAGGCCATGGAGCATATAATTTGTAATGGTGCTGTGGGGAAGAAGGTTATTCCCATGGATGGCAGCATAACGGGGAACATCAGCAAAGAGGAACAGGAGCTGCTGAAGGAATTGGGTGGGGAGAGTAAGAATGCGCGGGAGATAATTGAGTGGATATACAATCATCTGGGGATGGAGGAAGTCTCGCCGTTGGATGCGCCGACACCTGGGGCGTACTACCATTTGAAACGGATACAGGTTGATCCGGATTTGCAGTCTGAATTTTTCAAGAACATCTGGCCGAAAATTTTACCAAAAGCTGACATAATGGATGAAATGATGGCCAGGATGTCGGATGATGGAGGGAAGACGTTTGGAGTCATTGACCAAGTCCTTGCCGCTCTTAGTACAGCCGTTAAAGGTTGATTACGATTATTTATGGTATAACCATCGGGATTATCTCAAAGTCCCAAAGGATATCAGGAAGAATCTTTTATTTCGGAGGAAGGTTGTAGAATTCTGCATAAACAACGAAGAATATGCAAAAGAGATACGGCGCACCTGCAAGAAGGATATTCTTTTTTATCTTAATACATTTGCCTGGACGTACAATCCGAAGAATGTTCCGGGGCTGAAGGTATTGCCATTTATCAGTTATGAATTTCAGGATTATTTTATTATTGAATTGGTGAAGGCGATTTTTGAAGGGCATGACATACTTGGTGAGAAGTCCAGGGACATGGGCGCGACCTGGATGGTGATATATGTGGGGGAGTGGCTGTGGCATTTTTACGGAATGGAGAGCGGGCTGTTTGTATCCCGGACGGAAGATTACGTGGAGGATCCGGGGAATCCGAAGGCGTTATTCTGGAAGTTTGATTTTCATACTGATCATCTGCCTATGTTTTTGAAACCGGTGATTCAGAAAACGGATATGCATCGCAAGAATCAGATCAATGGATCTGTGATTGACGGGGAATCAACGACCGGGAACGTGGCCCGTGGAGACCGCCGGACGTTTATCTTTTTGGATGAATTTGCTGCGGTGAAGGAAGGGCAGCAGGTATTGACCTCGACCAGGGATGCAACGAATTGCAGAATTTTTGTTTCGACTCCGCAGGGATGTGAGGGCGCTTTCAGTGACATGGCGCAGACTGATATTAAGAAAGTGACAATGCATTGGAGTTTGCATCCGGAGAAGGCCGCGGGGCTGTACCGGTATAATCGGGGTGATCTGGAAATTATTGACAAGCAGTATAAATTTCCGGAAGGGTATCGGTTTATTCAAAGGGGAGACGGGAAGTGGAGTTCTCCGTGGTATGATATTCAGAGGAAGAGGTGCGCGAGTGATCGGGAAGCGGCGCAGGAATTGGATATTAACTATTTTGGTTCAGGGGATCAGTTTTTTGACACTTCATTTTTAAAGCAGACTTATTTGCCTCGGCATTGTGTTCCGCCATGGTTTGAAGGGGAACTGGTAATTGATGATGAAGATACCCTGCAATGTCATTTTGAAGAAAGGCCAGGGGGGAAGTTAAAGTTATGGATGATCCTGGAGAACGATGGCAGGCCTTTGGAGAATGAAATGTATGGGGAGGCCGCTGATATATCGGCGGGTACCGGGGCCTCCAATAGTGTAATTTCGATAGGTAATTTTAAGACAAAGGAGAAGGTTGCTGAATGGGCGGACAATCATACATCTCCGGAAGATTGCGCAAAAGTTGCGGTATGTCTGGCGATATTTTTCAATCGGGCGTACATGATTTGGGAGATGAACGGGCCTGGTCATATTTTTTGTAATAAAGTTGTTGACAAGTACTACTACGATAATATATATTACCGGCAGAACGACACGAGTATAACTAAAAAAGTTACGGATTTACCTGGTTGGTGGTCAACCGGGGATTCTAAAAACGCTTTATTAGGAACATATAGAAGTGGCCTTGCATCCGAAACATTTATCAACCATTCGGAACCAGCAGTCAAAGAAACTTTCCAGTACGTTTACACCAAGTCCGGAGTTGAACATTCTTCAACCCAAAATTCATCTGAAGATTCTGGAACTAAAAAACATCACGGCGACCGCGTTATCGCGGATGCTTTACTACATAAATTATTTGAGCAATGTGCTGATCTTATTAAAGAAGAGGAACCTGAGCGACCTAACGACTGCGTTCAATCCAGGCGTGACGCCGCTTTAAGAAACCAAAAAAAGGATAATGATGGCTGGTAATATAAACTTGAAGAGATTGAAATATGCGGTTGATATGAGTTTCAGTAAACTATCAACTTTCCGTAAGCATAGATATTCTTTTATTCAGCAGTATGTTGGATACCATTATTCCAAGAAAGGTAGCCGGGAGCGGGTTCCGGTGAATATGATGGCGCAGGCTGTTATAATTTATGTCAAAAAACTTATATCCAATAATCCGCAGGTACTGGTAACAAATTTCAATCAATCTCTTAAATCTCAATGTACGAATCTGGGACTTGCCTGTAATGAAGTTATAAAACAAATTGATTACAAGAGGACGCTTCAATTGGTGGTGCTTGATGCTTTGTTTGGGTTTGGGATTGTGAAGAAGGGATTGTCATTAAAGAGCCGGGTAGAATTTAATGGTTATCTGCATGATATTGGGCAGATGTATATTGACCAGGTATCCATTGATGATTTTGTTTTTGATATGTCAGCAAAGCGCTGGGATCAATGTTATTTTCAGGGTAACAAATACAGCGTACCTTTTGATTATGCCATTGAAAGCGGAATGTATAACGAAGAAATTTTAATCAATGCCCACAGGAAACAGAATGACGAATACAGAAAAGGTTTCCAGACTGGTGGTGATCCAGAGGCTGCAGGTATATCCAGGGAAGGCGGACATCCTAATGATGAAGAGGCTATTGATTATCTTGATTTGATTGATTTATGGTTGCCTTACGAGGGGAAATTTTTAACTTTCCCGTATGAAGTTAATCAAGGGGATTGGAATGCGCCTGCGCGAGAAATGGATTTTGCGGGCCCGGAAACAGGGCCTTATGGGATTTTAAGTTTTCACGATGTTCCGGATCAGATATTACCTTTACCTCCGGCATCGTTATGGATGGATTTGCAGGAGTTAGGGAATAAGCTTTTCCGGAAATTAAGCCGACAGGCTGAACGGTCAAAGACAATTCTTGCTGTGGCCAAGGGAGCTGGCAAAGATGGTGAGAAGATTGTTGATGCTAAGGATGGAGAAGCAATAGGAGTATCGCATCCGGATAAATGCCAGGAATACCATTTTGGCGGAGTGGATAATGTTGGTCTTGTTTTTTATTTGCAAACAAAGAATTTATTTTCATATTACGCTGGTAATCTTGATTCTCTTGGGGGACTTGGTGCCATGACTGATACAGTTGGTCAGGATAAACTTATAAATGAAGGCTCCAATGAAACTGTTAATTTAATGAGTGAACGATGCTATAATTTTACCAAAAAAGATGTCAATGATATTGCCTGGTATGTATGGTATGATCCCATGGTGGAAATACCATTTGTAAAGCCTATTTCCGGGACTGGTGTAAACATACCTTACGTTTTTACTGAAGATGATAAGGATGGAAGTTTTCTTAATTACAATTTTTCAGTTGTGCCTTATTCCATGCAGGAAGATTCACCGTCAACCAAACTTCAAAAAATGGGTGCAATATTCCAACAGTTTGTTGCTCCTATGATGCCTATAATGCAGCAGCAGGGGGTAATGCTTAATGTTCAGGAATTTTTCTCAATTATATCAAAATACAGTAATTTACCTGAATTTGAAAATGCCCTTATTTTTGCTGAAGGGAATCCAAACCAGAGCGCACAACCGATAGGAAATCCCGGTTCTAAATTTTCACATACAGTCAACGAACGTGTTAATAGACCGGGAGCAACTGTTCCTGGGCAGGACCAGGCCATGATGACTGCTTTATTGAGTGGAATGGATTCAGGCCAGCAGGTGAGTCAGGGCGCAAGCACAATGAGGAGTGTGGCATAATGGTTGATAATAGACATTGTCCGGATCATTGTGAGTTGATAATCCAAATTGCGAGAGTTGATGAAAATGTAAAGTATATAAGGGAAAAAATTGTTGAAAAAAAATCTGATTTTAAATGGGTATTTGTTACCATGCTTT